TATGCCTCTTCCAGCCCATCGACTATTGCATCCACATCTGGTATCGCCCAGAAAGAGTTCAGGGGCCTCAGCTTCATCCCGCAAACAGGTATCTTCCATCCCGCGCCGACAAGATCGCTCATTGCAGTAAAGTCTGTTGCGATTACTGGCGTTCCACAAGCCTGCGCTTCGATCAGCGGCACCCCAAAGCCCTCGCCGCCAGATGGCATCAGCAATACGTCTAGCGTACTGTAAATCTCTGCCATCTTCTCAGGCGGGAGATTGGATTGAAGTTGCCACATATCAGGTGCATACGGAGTAAACCCCCGCTGCGCCGCCATTCCAAGTAAGTCCAAGCCACCAGAGCCTCTTGTCACGTCACAGTGAACATACAGCCGAACGTCGTCATGCTTTTTGCTAAATCGTTCCCAGGCATCAAAGGCGTAGTCGAAGTTCTTGCGCCCTATCGGTTCAACATTCGTTGCAATCATTCCGGCAAGAAACATGCCCCTTGCCTGAAACATTTCCTTGTGCTTCGGCTTCGGGGTAAAGATTTTTGTCTCAACCCCATGCGGCAAGTAGCGCGGATTGGGCACCCCCACTCTCTCAAACTCTCTGAGTGCAAACGGACTCATTGCCAGATTGTATGATGCGTAATGCAGTTTGCTTTCTATGTCTTTTGGAATCGGGTCATGGTCAACTGGCGCGTACGCGCACCACTTTATTCCTGACGCTTTCAATTCCGTAAGATATTCTTCTGGAAGCACCCATGCGTCGATAAGAGTAACCATCATATCTATCGGAATCCTTTTAGGCCACTCTATCATGCCATGTAATGCCGGATGCTCTGGCCCGCCAGGGACATGAACTATCCCCTGCCACACCATTCCCACAGATGCCGTTGTCGTGATAACCACTACTTGATGGTCGAGGCCAATCAGGCGCTTTACAAACCCGTTAGTTTGTACTCCGTAGCCAGTTGGAAAAAAAGCTGGCGCACTATGCCATGCTATGTTCATTCTAATCCTTTCTACTTATAGGCATCATTTGCGTTCCAAAAATGCAGTTCCGGCTCTGGCAACGAATACGATGTAAAGAGTTTGCGCCTTTCTGCCGCGTCACTAACGAAGATTTCGTATTGCACCAGAACCGGCTGCACCCCTAGGGCCTTCATTTGCTCTACGATGTAATCCCTCTCTATCGGCAATCTTTCCAGTGCCGTTTCGATATCTGGTTGATGCGCCCTCTTTACCTTCGAGAGTGCTATGTATTTGTCCTCTCTGTCGATGACGATATGATGTACTTTGTAATCGTAGCTCTCCATAATGCCGGTGATCTTTGCTATGGGCATCATTACATGCGCATGTGGGATGCTGTTGCGAAACATAATATCATCTGGGTAATCAGCAAAGTTCAAGAAATCCATTCTTTGTACGTGGCTTGCATCCCCGCACTCGCCCACGCGAACGAATGCCTTTGCCAGCATTCGTGTTCCGCTTGATTCTGGGCCGATTATATAAAAGGCTCGTCTTTCTCTAGCGGCCACCGTATATCGCCTCTGAACATTTCTCGCTTGTGCAAGCGCCATCGCATTGGGCTATAAAACCCAAAGTCTTTCTCGTATGATGTGCCTCTGATGAAGTAGTCCATGCTCTTCATAGTCAGGAACCATCTATGCGTTGGGTCATCATGCCCGTATTCCGAATCCCAATGCGGCACTGACAAGTAAAATGTCCCGTTTGGAATCAGTATTCTCCAGCACTCCTCAAGAGACTTTACGAAATTGTTAAGGTGCTCCAATACGTCTTTAGCGTATATGGTGTCAGCCGTCTCGTCACCCCACGGCCAGGGGTATTCGTTCAAGTCATGTAACACATCAATGTAGTCTGCATGTTTATGTAAGTCGTGATTGATTGCTCCGTCTATGGGCCTGCGGCCACAGCCTATGTTGAGTATCAAAGCCAGTCCTCAATTCTCCCCTGCCGACCAAACAATCTCCCCGGTCTCGCCTTTCCTTATTTCCTCATAGCCGTAAAGCGGCTGCATCAGTAAAGAGCATGTTTCTGGCATCCAAATATCAACGCCCATTCCATCCGCTTTGCCCATCCAAAACGCCATGGCTTCTCGTTGCCAACCATACTCGCCCTTAAAGAGCATGGTAATTCCAAATAGTTCTATCCTCTCAAAATCTTCATGTAATGCTTGTGCTACTTCGTAACATACTGTCGAAGAGAATAATTTTTCCATCTTCTCTTCGCCGCGATAAAAATTGCCTATAAGTTCATTTTGTATTTTTCGTAGGGGATATGGCACACTGTTGGGAACATCGTCGTAATTTTGTAGCATGTAAATTGGGAAATCGTGTTCCTCCTGTAGCCATTCCCAATGGTTGTATTTGTGTCCTTTTGTAAAAGAGCTTTTGTCGTGCATCTGGAACCATCTGGTAACGCCCTCGACTTTATACCAAGGCCTGCCATGTAATTCATTCAAGCCCCAGACCTCTATTTCGCCCCACGGTGCCCATGGTCCAGAAGACCATTCTCCTCCAACAATTGCAACAGTCTTTTTGCCTCGCCTAGACACCCTGAGAAAATCATCAAGAATAGGCGATATTGGATTGGGAAGATAGTCGCACTCTTCCTCTGACATTGCCTCGTAGTGGTCAGCCGAGCCATCTTCCCGTCGAATTATGCGAACGGGACACTTGCACAAGGGACACTTTGTTATGCCCATGGAAGATTCGCTGGGGACGGTTTCTGCCGCCCCCAGACCCTCCTTTTATTCAGTTGTAGAGATGAACTTTTCGTAGGTGCCCATCATCTCTTCCGTAAGTTTTTCCTCACGGTCTAGTTGTTTTAGAGCATCTACAATTATATCTGTAGCCTTTTCCCCGATAGGAATTTCGGCTTCGCCATCATTCTTCCACGATGTTGTTCCTTTTTCGGCATCTGATGTAATGCCCCATTCCTTTATTTCCTCTTCCGAATAGGAAAGAGACATACGTAGATTTGTAAGAATTTTCAGCGTGTCGTAATTTGCCTCTCTAGGCAAGGCTGAGAGCAATACTAATCTCTCAAGTGTAGATAGGTTCATCCCTGTTTCTCCTTATGTTCCTGCTGATAGCATGATGTTGTACTTAGTGGTACCAACAATTATCCTCAACCCGGCAGTAACTGTCGCATCACTGTCTATGAAGAAACTAGAGTTTTTCGTCGCGCCCGCGATGGTGAAAATTGTCGCTAACTGTTGGTCTACGCAGGCGAAGTGTATGAATGCCTGCGCGGCATCATTTAGTCCTGTGTAACCGGAATCTCGGTCCCAGAACAGACATAGAGTAGCATCGCGTCCGCCGCTATTCTCTGCATCTGCATCAAGGGTAAGGTTGACGAACAGGCCGTAGTTCTGAGTACCCTCGTCGCTAGTTCCTTCGTAGATAAGACTGAAGGCTCCGCCAGCATTGACGCTCTTGCCAGTAGATTGAGAACTTGTCATCTGTGCCGAAGCGCCTGCATGTACAAGGCTAGCAATGGCCGCTGTGTAAATACCTATAGGTGTTGCTTCGTCAGCAGCAACAGTATGCGTAGTGTCCAGATGAAAAGTACCCTTAGCTCCAACCCTCAGATACGAAGTCGTTCCATTTGGTAAGTACGAGGTGTATCCTCCGAAAAGAGGTACACCAAGACCTTCCATTGTTCCAGCCATGATTATGCCTCCTCGCTTACGGAGACTTCCGCACGATACAGCCAGTTCTCGGCAGGAATACCGTATCCGCCAAACCACTTCCAAGCATAGCTTGTCCATTGTTCAGCAAGGCCTTGCTGCTTGGGTCCCACTAACTCGCCAAACTCACCGATTGTTGGGGCGTACACTTTCGCAAGTGAAGACGGCCCACCAAACATGATGAGATGCACACTGTCCTTGATGGTACAGGTCGTGCCGGAAGCATGAGCAAACCGAAGTCCGCCATTCTCGCCTTCGCCAACAATCGTGGCTACTTTGGATGAGATAGACGAAACTTTTACTCGCTCATTAGACGGATAGAAGGTCGTTGAGGTTTCTGGTGTGCCGATGTTAACCCACATACCCGCGGCCAAGTTAGTCGTTGATGTAAGGTTGATGGTCGTGGATAGTCGGGTAGCAGCAGCAGACAGAGTGGTGTTCAACGTGCTTCCTTCTATACCTGCTCCGTAGAGTATTTTTGCCCAGCCACTTGCAAGGATTCTGAAGCTGTGAAGTCTTCCGACTTCGTTATTCAGAACCATTTCTTTGTCCTGGTAGACTGCTGCGTTCACAACGTTACCGCCTGAGGCGATGTCATTGAGAACGAAGTGGTCGGTTATACCGGCCCAAGACGAGGGCTTCCCTTCGCCTTCCCAGCCAGGGGTATTGAAGTGACTTAGGCGTGCAGCAACATTCGCAAAGGTTGTGTCGCTTGCGCGATGTGCTGTAGTGCCTGCGTCCAAGGACGCCCGAGCTGCGCCGCGATAAAACAAGCTGCCAGCTAATGCCGCATCAAGCGCCAAGAAGTCAACAACTTCCATCATATTGAGTCCGACTGCCGCTGGTGAGCGACTGTCGTAGTTGGTGAAGTATTCGATCAGAGCCTTTTGAGAGGTCTGGATACCGTCACCATACATATCAACAGTGATGTTTGCTACCGCATCATCAAGCACCTGGGGTACGATGTCCTGAACTTCACTCAATGGCGTAGTTCCAATCGCCATATCGCTTACAAAGGTCAGCCTCACCGTCCCGCCCTTGCACAGATCAGCCATAGACTGAGCTGCACCAGCGGCACCCGATGTCTCGCTAACAGGCGCGGCAAGCATATCGTATAACCTGCGACGTATGCCACCTGCCTGGTAGTCGTTCGTCCGTTGGACCTTCAGGCTGTTTGAAAGTGTAGATTGCTGCGTAACAGCCATTGTATTGTCCTTTTAGATTTTATTGTTTTGGCAGAAGCTCCCTTTTCTTGGCCTCCGCCATGAGTTCCCCGATCTTTGCAGCATTGGCTACAGGATGTTTCTGTAGTTCTATGATGCTCTCAAGCAACCCGTCGTCGTCTGTCGGCGCAACGGTTTTCCCGCCGCTACCAACAACAGCTCCCATGCCAACATTGCCTTGCTTTTCCGCCTTGTCGCTATAGTTGTCAGCAAAGGTATCGAGCTTATCGTAGAAACCAAACTCTCCGATAGTGTCCCAATCCCCGTTGACCTCTTTAACAAGGGCGGCATATTCTTCGTTGTCGTCCCAGTCAATGCCAGCCTGAGTCAAGACACGACGCGCGTACTTGGTCATACGCTCACTAACCCCAACATCCTCGCCGCCACCAGCGGTGGGTTGGGATTGTTCTTTGCTCATTTCGCGTTCAACTATCTGGTCAACTACCATGTTCTTGGCGGCGGCTTCAACATCTCCGCCAGCCTTGTCCAGGTACTCGGCCACTTTGCGAACATCAGCAAAGCGCGGGTCAGTAGTCTTTTTGAACCTT